CGTGCGGACGCGCATATGTTAATATAATCAACGTAGATTATATCAGGTACGAAGTTCTTTTTTAACTTTAATTCGTTAAGTAAAGCTCTAAAGTGTCCTGTGTGGGCTGCACCCGTAGGATACTCTTTAACTATAAGTTTCCCTATAGAGGTCTTTGCTATCCTTTGGATCTTTTTATCGAATACATTTTTTGGAAGCGTTTCCAATTGCTGTATAGGTAAATCCATAAGGTTAGCATCGATTCTTTCTGCTATTCTTTCTTCAGCCATCTCTAGAGAAATATAAAGAACATTCTTTCCTAATTCTAAATTAGCTGCTGCAGTATGACACATAAAAAGAGATTTACCAACACCTGTACCTGCCATTGCAATGTTTAGTGTTTTATTTGGCAAACCGCCTTTTGTAATTTTGTTAAAATAATCTAGGTCCCACGGGATTCTAGATTCTTTGGAATTATAAAATTCGAATCTCTCTTCAGAATTATCAATATAATCATGACCAATATTTGGATCAAAATTAACTCCTAAAGCTGTTCGTAATATTTCTGGTATAACTTCTTCTGTTTGATCCCCTTTCCCATCAATGATTTGAATAGAATCCATTATAGCAATATATACAGCTCTATCTTTACACCACTTTTCTGTTTCAGAAACTAGATATTCATGTTCAAGGTCGCTTTTTGATTTACATTCACCAATGCATTCTGTTGCATTAATCCTGACATCATCTGGGAGTTGAACTTTTTTAAGTTCTAATTCTAATACCTTACCAGTAGGCATTTTATTATGTTTATTAACAAAATCTACTACAAGGTCAAATACCACGCGATGTGGTTGTTCAAAGTAATCTGGTTTTAGATAAGGTATTACTCTACGTAAATACTCTTCATCATTAATGAGATGACTTAGTATGTGTGTTTGAATTTGTGTTGTTATGTCCAATTTTTCCAATCACCTCTCCTTTTTCTAGTGATTCTTCCATTATATTTTGAAGTATTCCGCCGATATAATTCCTAAAATCTATATCGCCAATAAGTTCGTCTTCTTCGAATTGTCCTGCCTCTTGTATATCATAGGTAAATGCAAGGGTTGCAATATCTAATTCTGGGCTTTCTTTTATTTTTACTTGCCCATATATGTATACGACATCTTTCCACTTACCCGTAAGTAGTTTAACTCCATAGAATTCTATATTATTAGATTCTACTAATTGATAATCAGCACTAGTTATGATACCATCATCATTGATAATATCAAATTCACTCATTTTCTATATCCAATTCTACTTCTAGTAGTGGTTTATGACCTATTTGATAGTGACCTTTGACAAAGTCTTTGAAATCCGTTCCATCAAATATTGGCGTCCAAAAAGATTCTGAAAGCGTATCTTTCTCTCTGACTTTTGGATCGACCAATTCTCCAGTATCTTGATCAACCCTACAGTACCAGCCAACAGAAGGCTTAGCAACATAGTTACCAGCAAGAGCAACATCCAGTAAACCACTGTAACGCTCAATGCCACCTTCCCAGCTAACACTGATAGGAACCTTTGACTTTTCTCTAACAAACCTCGATTTTTCAACGTTGATGACAAAATTATATCCTCTTATTTCTGTTCCCACTTTCTTTTGTTGTCTTCCTATAATCCATATATTATCAGCAGAGTAGTATATACCCGTGCCTCCGGAAACAATAGCTCTTGGAAACAATCCCATCTCTTGATAGGTATGATTAACTGCTAAAAGGGAAATACTCTTCATAGTTAAATATGGTGTGACCATTCTAAATAATCCTTTTAACGCCTTAGCTCTCGACATATCAGCTACTGATTTTTCATTGAGTGTATCTTCTAGCTCTTTCTTTGAAGCTAAATTCCCAATTGAATCAATAATAATTATAACATGATCTTCTCTCTCCAGACTTTCTAGTTGATTAACTAGATCGAACTTTAATTGTTCTACATCTGTGATTGGAGTATGTAATACTCTTGATACATCAATATCAAATGATTCAAAGAATTTTTGTGGTGCCCCAAACTCTGAATCATAAAATAATAACACTGCATCATCATGCTCTTTTAGGTAATCTCTTGCCATAAGAAGAGCAAATGATGTTTTGAAATGCTTACTTGGTCCTGCTAGGACAGTAAGTCCTGGGGCTAAACCACCATCTAAATCTCCAGATAAAGCTGCGTTTATCATTGGAACTGATGTTGGCATTGTTTTAAAATCTTTAAAGAATATCGAATCAGATAAAACTGCTGTAGTTTTAATCTTACTATTCTTTTTAAGTTTATCCATTATTCCCATTAGTATAACCTCCTTCGATCTAAAGGTCTAAGGGACATTGAATCTTCTTTCTTTCTCCAACGAGCTGTTCCTTCAGCCTTCTTTCTAATTCTTTTTTGACAAGGTTTCTCATAGTATTCTCTACGTCTAACCTCTTGAATAATTCCGGCTCTTTCGACTTTCTTTCGAAACTTGCGCATAGCAAGATCAAAAGGCATTGGTCTAGACGGCCGTTTATCTTTTGGATGCCTCTTTCGAGGCCTCAAATCAATCATTACCATATTTTTTCTCCATAGTGCATCTATTATACCACATTTCTTTCCATTTGTAAACCTTTAATTCATTAAAGCTATAATTAAATTCTTTAATAGCAATAATAGTCCAACAGAATTTAACATTATTAATGATCTATCTTCCCATATTGCAGCAACCACTAACCAACCTGAAACTCCAGTAATTGAAAAAATTAAATCATATAATTGTAATCCTTCTATCCCTCTCATTGACATCGCAACAAGAATAAAAATGCTAGATATCCATTTAATATACCAGTCTAGAGTATATTTAGGTGTAGCTGATTTGAACCACCTATTAGATTTTTCTAGTTCTTCTGGACTAGGGGTATCATGTTTAAATGAAGTCATATATTATTCCTGCTTCGTTAAACATTGTATGAGTTTCTAAAATTGCTACTTTCCATCTATCTGGACCTTCGATACCATTCTTAGGACCTACTACTCTTGTTATTCCTACTTGGATTATTCCTTTTGCACACTCGTTACATACGGGAAGTCCGTAAACGTACATCGTGCTACCATCTAGTTTAGCTCCATTATATCCTGCATTGTAAATACAATTCATTTCTGCGTGGACAACATAGGAATATTTAACTTCCCTATTCTCTAGTCGAGTTTTTGATTCTACTACACCTCTAGGAAATCCATTATACCCTTGCGCGAGTACCTGCCCGCGCTCGCCTATCGCGACTGCGCCTACGCCCGTGCTTGGGTCTTTTGACCATCCTGCAAAAAACTTAGCAAGTTCTAGGTATTTTTCATCATGTTTGTGCATCTATATTTCTCCAAATAGATTGATTAACTAGTCTTTGTCTCATAGGATCATTTCTTATTTCATCTGTTTTTAATGGATGTTTATCCCTATCTAATATTTCTTGAGGGACAACATATTTGAATGCTTCTTTTAATTTCTTTTTCTCCCCATTTCTTTCTTCATATGGAGTATTTAATCCGTGTTTAATAACACTTGGCGCCAAGAATGGAGGACGTAATTCTACTGTGGATCTCATCATTGTTCTATCTAATTTAGGCAAATGATAGAAAGGCAATTCACAAAATACATCTGAGTATTGTGAATCATATTCTTTAGCTCTTGTATAACCACCAAATAATTCATCTGCTCCATCTCCACTTAGAACATTATAAAATCCTAATTCTCTTAATGCTTCAGCCATTGCTATTTGAGGTTTAACTGAACCTAGATCTACAGGACTTTGATGTACTTCTACTGCATAGGTATTAGATACATCTTCTAAATTAACTTCTATTAAATTACAATTAAGAAGATCTACATAATCCTTTTCATGATTATTAACATGAATAGCTGTTATATCTAATTCTTGTTCCATAGCTAATTGATATATTATTGTTGAATCTAGACCACCGCTTAATAATACAGCTGCTTCTCTAAATCCACCTAGCCTTAATTTAACTGCCTTAGCTAGATCATCATATAGATTACCGAACTCAACTTGGTTCCAATCCCAATATGGAAATTCTTCTCCTTGATAATAATAGTGACCAGGTTTAAGTTGTTTAATTTCATTCCAAGGTGTTCCGCCTGTAGGATCATATCCCCATTTCAACACATTCGAATGAAACAAATAATTTGGTGTAAGTGGACCATATTGTTTTAATACATCAGGTTCAGAAGCAATAGCTGTTACATCTGTTCTATAATAAACTGGTTTAATGCTAAGAAAATCTGTATAGACTAATGGTTCATCTCTCATAAAAGTAATGAAAGACCAAAATCCATCAAATTCATGGATAACATTTTCTAATTCTCCCCACTTGTTTATGTGATGAATCATAAGAGCATCACTCCTGAAACTACCATCAGCAAAATCTTTATAATTAAATACCTCACCAACAAACATTGATGGTGCTTCATCTTTAATCTGAATAGGTTGAATAGCTATCTCTGGATCTGGATCAATCATTGGTAAAGCAATATGAACTAAGTCATAGTTTTTCCATTGGCAATATCCTTTATAAGCTGATAATCCACGATAAGCCATTTGATCTATTGCTTGTATATTATTAACTGAGGTTTCAGTTCGATCTGCTATTAAAAATCCGCACATAATTTATCCAAACTATATTTATCTATCATAAAACAATGTAAAGAGGTAGAACTAAAATGTAATGTTCCTGGTATAGTACCAATGAGTTCTGCTTCTTTTATTAACCATATTGCCAACCTATTAGCAAAATATAAATCATTATGTAAATGTCTCATAACATCACATGAACGCATATGATAAGAACAATGTAATTTTTCTCCTCTTAACATAAAATGCCATCCGAATGTACATGGTACACGCTCACCCATATACGCGGCCGTGAGATCTTCTGGAAACCATATTGGAATATAACATTGTCTAGTAGTAGGTTCTTTCTTAAGAAGTTCTACTGCAGTATTTAAATTAGCTATATTAAATCTTATCCCTTGAGTAAGTATTCCTCTTTCAGCTTTATCCCCATTATTTTGCCACATTCTTTCCGGATAAGAATGAGAAAAAGCTTCATCCATTAAATATTTGTCTGTATCTTTTAACCAATGGACGTGCGAAGGTGGAGGATTACAAGGTATACCACCCACTCGTTCTTCAAAATGTTCATCTGCCCACGGTTGTTGAGCTTCTAGAAGATCTGAGGATTCATCGGCTGTAACAGCCATAGGAACAACTAGATCAGCATGAAGTATTTCTAAAAAAGATGGATGATTAACATCACCTTGCCATCTTTCTGTTTCTATTTCATATCCTTGTTCTAGTAATTTTTTTCTTAGTAGATATAATCCTTCTTTAAGATCCTTAGCTCTCATTCACTTTCCTATTAAAAATATCCTTTGTTTTATCTTGGCCATCAATATCATGATCGAGATAAGCACCAAAGAATGAAGCATAATTAATTAAATCTACTGCAGAATCTTCTAGAGATTCAAAGTTTTCGGAATGATCTTCATTATTTTCCATTGCATCTAGAATTGATTGCATTCGCAATATTTTACCTATCATAATATCCAGAATGGTGTTAACACCACGTGGATAATAATCAGCTTGTCTTACTCTAGATGCTGGATTTTGATAATCATTTCCTTTTTTGGCTTGGAGCTCAGCGGCTCGCTTTAATATTTGTAAAGGTTTCATAGTGTATATTATACCATAGTTTTGATCAAAAGTAAACCCCTAATATTTCTCAAGGACTGTTCCTGTTTGATATAAGGGGATTTTAACATCAGGATACCTCTTAGGATATGTATTCATAAACAAAGTAGAAGGTAAATGTTTATGAATAAATGTCCCATAATATTTTACTGGAGCGGATTGCATTACATATTCGGCTATCATCTTATGAAGAAGATAAGCTTTC